TAATAGGTCTCGGCAAAATTCAGGGCTTGGGTGACGCGTTTGCTGAAGCCTTGTTCCAGGCCATCGGTCAAACCTACGCTTTCAGCGAATGCTTTGCTGGCCAGCCGTGTACTGACTGATGCCATCGGCAGGCTCTCGCCATGCTTTTGGAGCACCCGGCGCGCGAGGCCCTCCGTCACGGGTAAGCCTTCTTGTACTGCTTTGGTCACAGAGCGGGCCAGGCTGTCCAGCGTTTGGAGGTTTTCATGCACAGACTTGCGGCCAGCCTTTGTAACGCTTTCGGCCACACCCATGGATTCGACCCAGCGCAGGACATAAGCGATCAGGTCGTAATAGGTGTCGGCAAACCCCAGCGACTCGGCTTTTTGAAGTGCGGTTTGATTTCGCCGGTCTTCTGTAAGGGACACGCCTTCAGCAAGCCGCTTGCCATACCGACGGCCTGTCGCCTCGCCCCAAGCCAGCGTGGCCGCCACGGCGACCAGATAGACAGCGGGGTACGCAGTGAGCCAGGACTTGCCTGCACTGGCGCTTGCCCAAGTGAAACTGGCATTGGCCCAACTGTATCGCGGCCCCTGAGACTCGGTAACGGTGACCGTCTCAGCCATGGCGATCAGCTCATGGTGAAGGTGAACACTGCGGTCAGGCTGTCATCTGCTCCCTTATTCACCACCGGGAACACCACTCTGTCGAGCATGATCCCGCCCGATGCGGCATTGAACACCCCGGCTTCCGTGATCGCCCCTGTGCCGTCACCCGCTGGAAAGTCCGCCGTGAAGCTGAAAGCCTTGGTGCCCACCGTGTGCGCGTATGTGGCGGCGTTTCGGTCGAGCTCGGAGACCAGCGCGGATTGGCTGGCCGCAGCCGCCGTGGTGCCCGTGCCCAGGGCGATGAAGCCCATGACCGAGGGACGGCTGGCTGATTTGCCAATCGCGTCAGCGATGAAATCAAAGCCAACATTCACGATGATGTTGTCTTTGTGAACGGTTTCGATATCGCCACTGGCGCGTCGAACAATGAGGGTCATCGCCCCCTGCAGTTGCATGGTTTCGTCAATCATGTGTTGCCTTGGTAAAAGTCACTGAAAGTGAATGGCTTTAAAAAATGCGCCGCCCTTTTCAAGAGCAGCGCCTGTGTCGCCCACATTGCCTGAGGTGCCTGCTCTGCCTGCTGTGGCTCTGCTCAATCTGCAAAAGCAGACGGTGTGAACGGATCGGATCAGTACAGCTGCAAACTGCTGAACTCACCCACGGGCTCAAGCCCTGCGCTGGCCGCATGGACAGGGCCGCCCATCCTGCAAGCAAACAGGCGGCGCTCGGTTTGGGTCTGGCACAACCCCAGACAGACCCGGTCGGATGCCAGCAGCTCGAACGCCAGCGTGACACGCCTGGACAAGTGGTCTTCCAGAAAGAAGTCTTGGGTCTGGGCGTCATAGCCCAGCAGCAGAGCGCCGCCTGGGCCCGTTGCTTTCCAAATCACGCAGGTCGTGACCTCTTGGGGGATGAACCAGAACGAGGTGTGGAACACCTTAGGCATGTTCGCAGCCCAGGCCACCTGGGTGGTGTCCTTGACCATGAGCCCATCGCCATAGCGGCCATCGCCGTAGCTCACACCCGCCGACTGCGTCGTTTGTGGGTTGCCAATGCCCATCACCGTGCCACTGAGCCGCCAGCCGTACAGCTCACCTGGGTGCAAGACATCCTGGCGCGCCATCTGGAACCGCGCATCCACGTTGGCGATGGCACCGTCATAGGTCCACTGCCGCCTGGCAGCGTCACCGCTCCAGACAAAGTTGGCCTCCTGCCAGGTGGTGCGGTCATCGACCGACGCCCCCAAACTGCTGAGCAAGGTGTTCTGCGCCCGGATGGGCGAGATCAGATCCAGCTCGAACAGGTATTCGGCCACTTGCGCACCGGTGTTCATGCGCAGCACGTTTTTGCCATTGACAGTGACCACCGAGGCGAAGTGCTTGGTGCCGATAAAGCCAGCAGCCTGCTCATCGCGCTCAAGGATCAGGTTGGCGTTTTGCGGCTGAGCCACCACGGTCGAGACGAAGGTGGGCGTGTCGCTGTAGATACCGGGCGAGGCGATTGCCTTGATCCAGAACTTGCGCTCACCATCGAAACCCGAGGGCAGCGTATAGCTGGTGGACTTGACCTCAGCCACAAAGAGCGATGCGTCCCAGGCTGCCCCCTCTCGCAGCTCATAACCCACCACCTCGGGCTCGGGGTTGGGCTGCCAGCGAAACTCCAGCCGGTTGGCTGACTGCACCACATCGAACTGGCGCACCGTGGCGGGGGCCAGCAAGGTCAGCACGAAGGTGGTGACATGCGCGCTGTACTGGCCCGAGGTGTCGTAAGCGCGGATGTGGTACGGGTACTGCCCGGCAGCATCCTGATCGTGGACCATTTGCGTGCCCGAGGTGGAGGCCACCCCTTGGGCGTCGTCCCAGCCGGACCCTACCCTCACCTCGTAGCCCGCCAGATCGGCATCGGGCAGTTCGTCCCAGCTGAGCAACAGATCGGACATGCGGCGCTGGACCGTGAATCCGGTGACATCCGACGGGGGCAGTGTCTTGCCCAGCACCGAGGCGCTGAGTGTGGCAGGCGCACTTTCCTTGCGGGTGATGCCGATGGCCCTGAGGCTGAACTCGTAATCACCCTCCTGTGCATCCCGGATTTCAGCGTAATTGGCACTGACAAGCGGCAAGCTGATGAAGTTGCCACCCCCCACCCGGTAGGAAAGCCGGTAGGCGATGGCTGCTGGCACATCAGCCCAGGACAGCTGCACCAACACCTGCGCCCGGTCTTTGACCCGGTACAGGCTCTCTTGGATGCTCAACCCCGTGGGCACTGCAGGCATGTCCGACAGCACCGTGATGGCGCGCGGCTGCAGTGCGAGGCCCTCTTCGATGGCGGCGTACTTGCCCGGGTTGTGGGCCAGGGCCGTGACTTCGTGCACCCCGAGCTCTCGTTCGGCCACTGACACCACCCGAAACAACTGAGGCTCGATGATGGTCGAAGCTAGCACCCAGATGGCATCGGTTTGTGGAGCTACGCTAAAGGGAATGGTCACCGTGAGCGTTAGTCCGCTGCCTCCATTGAAGTTGGCCCCCACCTGCCGCTCTTGCACAGTGCCATCGGGCAAGATGACCGAGATCTTCCAGGGCAAATCGGCCGGTAAATCCTGATCCAGCGTGACGCTGGTGGTAGTGGCCGCAGCGATGCGACCACCCAGGCGCATGCCACCGCGACCCGGATCGCCACCTGGATGACATCTCCTGGACGCACCACTGCCCCTTCCAGGCCTGTCCGAAAGGTGATGATTTCCGACTCGGACTGCTCGGAGTACAGCAGCCACTTGCCCACCCGATTGGCCTGCCCCCGCGAGGTGCAGCCCATGGCCACCACATCGGCCTGCACCACGCCATAGCGCGCGATGCCAGCAACGTCCTCGACGTATTCCACCTTTTGCCGATAAAAATCCTCCGGATCGACCCAGCTGACCAAGGCAACCGTGTGGCGGGCCTTGGCAGACGAGCCCTGGTAGGCGAACTCGCCATCGATGACGTTGGCTGCAGTGAACTGGTAGACCGGGTCTTGCGGGGCATCTTGCGTGAACGTGATGGCCCCGCCGGACCAGTAGGCCATGCCCCGAAACACCGAAGCCATGTCCTGCACCACCTTGTAGGCCTGCTCACGGGTTTGCAGGTACAGGTTGCAGGTGAAGCGGGGCTCATACCCGCCCAGACCATCAGGCACCCGCTCGTCGCAGTAACGCCCCACCCGGTACAGCGCCCATTTGTCCACTTGAGACTCAGGGATGTAGTTGCCAAGACCGAAGCGGGTATTGGTCACCAGGTCATAAAAGCACCATGCCGGGTTGTCGCTCCAGGCCACCTTGAAAGTGCCATTCCAGATTCCGCTGTATGACCGGGTTTCAGGGATGTAGTTGGACGGCACGCGAACGCGCAGGAGCTTTAAGTCGTAGCTGCGCCGGGGGATGGCGTTGAACTGAGAGGCATCCACCCGCAGGGCCATCAAGGCGCTGTTGGGGTAGCGCAGCTTGCTCTCGATGACCTCGGTGTACGAGTCCAGAATGGTTTTGTTTTGCAGGCTGCTCTGGGCCGCGTCTTCAGTGAGCCTGCGCAATCGCACATCCCAGGGACCAGTGCCGGGCAGCGGCACGTAATAGCTGCGCTGGTAGCGCGAGGTGGTTTTGCCAGAGACCGTATCGGTGATCACCTGCACAAAACCGGAGCCAGCCGACTGCACATCGATCGCATAGCTGACCGATGTACCATTCAAATCGCCATTGGTGGTGTCCTGCAAGGTCAGTGCGGGCATGCTCACCTTCAGGCGCACAGCGTCGACATCGGGGTCCGTGATGGAGCGAACGACCGGCTGTCCAAACTTGCACTCCACGCCGACCGAAACCTCGTTTTCTACCGAGGCAAAGCCGGGGATGTAGCCCTGCTGCTGAGTGCCCGGACGGCTCTCGAGTGTGACTCCGGAGAAGTTGTAGCTGCCATCGGCATTCTGAATAGGCGTGTCGTCCAGAAAGACCGACTGCAGCCCCTGGACCAGGCCTTCGATTTCTCCTTCGCACACCAGATCGACCACGCGCGCATAGGCTTTGGAGCGCAAGCTGTCGGCCGCTTCTTGCGCGACGCGGGCGCTGCTCCCACCGGACTTGCCACCACCACCGGCACCGATGATCAAAGGCATGGGTTGTGTCAGACGCGTCGTCATACAGAGATCTCGTCGACAGGTATTTCATCAACATCTATGCCCGCGCTGATCACGGCCGAGCCCACGATCATGCGGCCATAACCCACAGGCACGGGATGGCCTTGAGCGGTCGTGTTCACAGCCCCGTTAAAAACAT